CGCGGCTCTGGCGCTGATGTAGACCAGAAGATCAAAGCTGCTATGGCTCAGACTAGCCAACAGACTATAATGACAATACAAGACCTAATCAGACGTAAGAGGTTCGCGTGACCACATTTGCATTTCCCAGCATCACGCCCACGACTAACACGTTTGAGCTTGTTGCTAATACTCGAACCTTCCAGTCACCGCTTACTAATGCGATACAAACCTCATCTCGCAAAGGCTCATTGTGGAAGGCTAGCTTGCAGTTCACCAACCTTACTGGTGACGACAGGCGAGAGATGCAGGCGTTCGTAGTCAAACTGAACGGACAGCAGCATAGATTTACACTGCACGATCACTCTTATACACGAAGGGGCGCAGGTGGCGGCACGCTACTCATCAACGGTGGTACGCAATCTGGCACCAGCTTGGTGTGTGATGGTGCTACGGCATCGGTCAATAATTACTTGCGAGCGGGAGATTACATATCGTTCAACAACGAGCTGCACATGGTAATTGCTGACGCTAACTCGGACTCCTCTGGGAATATCACTCTGTCTATTGCGCCACCGATCAGAAAGACAGCGGCGGACAACACAGTTGTGGACTATCTGACACCGGTCTCCGGTGTATTCATGCTTGCAGGCCCAGCGTCGTGGGACACGCAGAGAGACATCAGTTCGAGTTTTAACATTGAAGCTGTGGAGGATGTTCTAGCATGAGCCGTGGCTTTCCTTCCAATGTACTGACCGCACTATCGTCTCAGCATGTCGCGCTCGTAACCTTTGCAGAACTCCAGTTTCCATCGGGTACCGT